TACTAAGACTCAATGACTTAGAAGCTAAGTGGAAGTTTAATCTAGTCACATTAAAAGATAAGGTTGAGGGCATCAGTGGTGGTCATCTAGTTCTTGTGGGTGCTAGACCTAACACAGGCAAAACATCTTTCCAAGCATCTATTATAGGTGGCCCTGATGGTTTCGTAAATCAAGGTGCGAAGTGTATCATATTAACAAATGAAGAAGCATATCATAGGGTGGGTGCAAGATATATGTCTGCATCTACAGGTATGTCACTCAAAGAGATACGAGACAATCCATCGAAAGCACTTATGTTATATAACAAAGTAAAACCTAGTTTGAAAGTGTATGACTCTACAGGTAAGGATATGCATTGGGTTGAACACATTGTTAAATCCTACAAGCCTGATATTGTTGTGTTAGATATGGGTGACAAGTTTGCTGTACGTAACAGTGACAAGCCTGACGTGTACCTAAAAGAAGCGGCCATTCATGCTAGAAACATAGCTAAGATTTATAACTGTGCTGTTATCTGGATGAGTCAACTATCTGCTGAAGCAGAGGGCAGAGTTGCACCGAATCAGTCTATGCTAGAGGGATCTAAGACAGGCAAAGCGGCTGAGACAGACTTGATGTTGCTACTATCTAAAGATCCTATGGTAGAGGGCGAGGTTGAGTCAGATATAAGACACATTGTTGTATCTAAGAATAAATTAAATGGGTGGCATGGTACAGTTACGTGTCGCTTAGATAAAGATAAATCACATTACATACCTTGAGGACGATATGAAATTAGTAATTGATGTAGAGAATACTGTTACAACTAGGGATGGCAAGTTGCATTTAGATCCTTACGAGCCTACGAATACATTGACAATGGTGGGTTTAGGTAATGCAGACACAGAGGGAGAGCCTCATGTGTTTACATTTGATCATGCAGATATGCCAAGCCAAGATGCGACTAAGTTAAAAGCTATACTTAAAAAGGCTACATTAGTTATCATGCACAATGCACAGCATGATTTACAGTGGCTATGGTCTTGTGGGTTTGATTTTGATTGTGACATATATGATACGATGTTAGCTGAATATATCTTATGTAAAGGACTTAAAAAGGGGGGTGTATCACTAGAGAAGTGTGCAGAGAGATATGATTTAGCTTATACTAAACAAGATACACTTAAAGAATATTTTAAGAAAGGTTATACAACTAGAGATATACCTCATGGTGAGTTATCTGATTATCTTAAAACAGACATTAGAGTAACAAGAGCTTTATATAAGACCTTATGTAAGAAGTATGAGGACAAAGAGAACAAGTCTCTACATACTGTACTTACTGTAGCCAACAAAGTTTGCAAAACATTAACTCGTATCTACATGAATGGTATGCAAGTTGATACAGATGAATTACAAAGAGTGAAACAAGAGTTTGAAAAAGAGAAGATAGAGATTGAAAACAATCTACAAATGCAAGTAAGAGAACTCATGGGCGATACACCAATTAATCTTAATAGTCCTGAGCAGTTATCACAACTAATATATAGTCGTATTGTGATTGATAAAAAAGTATGGGGCGAAGAATTGTTTAAGTACGCAAAGACTAATTCTGATTTTAGAAATTGCATAGGAAGAAATACTTTTCCTGTATATAAGACAAAAGCTCGACAGTGTGAGGAGTGCAAAGGTGAGAAGAAGATATTTAAAGTTAAAAAAGATGGCACGTTATTTAAGAAAGCAAATATATGTAAGACTTGTATGGGTAACGGCTATATTCTAGAATCGACAGGCGTTAAAGGTGGGTTGCAATTTAATCCTTTAGGTAAGAGTTGGATCAGTGCCAATGGCTTTTCGACATCTAAAGGACATTTAGATAGTTTAGAGAACTTAGCCTTATCTAAAAATCATGTGCAACAATCTAAGTTTATTGCTGATGTGAAGCGTTTATCTGCTCTTGATTCATACTTGTCCTCTTTTGTTCAAGGTATTGAGACATTTAAAAAGCCTGATAATATGTTACACGTAGGTTTAACACAGACAATAACATCTACAGGACGTTTTAGTGGACGCAATCCTAATATGCAGAATATGCCTAGAGGTAGTACGTTTCCTGTAAAGAAAGTATTTGTGTCACGTTGGGAAGGTGGTCAGATACTTGAAGCTGACTTTGCACAGTTAGAGTTTCGTGTGGCCGCTTACTTATCACAAGATCCTGTAGCAATTGAAGAAGTGAAGACAGGCTTTGATGTGCATAGTTACACAGCAAAAGTTATTACAGGAGCAGGTCAGCCTACGAGCCGCCAAGTAGCGAAGATGCATACATTCGCCCCGCTTTATGGAGCTAGTGGGTATGGCAGAACACAAGCTGAAGCAGCATATTATAAGCATTTTAATAAAAAGTATGTTGGCATAGCTAGATGGCATCAAAAATTAGCTGATGAAGCTCTTGCCACTAAAAGGATTGTTATACCGTCTGGTAGACAATATTCATTTCCACAAGTTGAAAGGAGAACAAATGGCGTAACATTCTTCACTATGATTAAAAATTATCCTGTACAAGGTTTTGCTACAGGCTGTATTGTTCCAATTATTTTGTTGGAATTTGAAAAAGCACTTGACAAGCTACATAGTTGTCTGATAAACACTGTACATGATTCGATTGTAGTCGATGTACATCCTAACGAGGTGGATAAAGTGATAGCGGCAGTTGCACACCTAAACTCAAATCTGCACGACATTATCCACCATTACTATGCTATTGATTTTAATGTACCTTTATTATTAGAAGCAAAAATAGGAAAGAATTGGCTTGACACGAAAGAAATTTAGTGTATAACTATAGTTTCTATTAAGTCAGAAAGTGAGGATATAATGACTGAAACAAATTTAGTAACAAAAGATACTGTTGGCAATTTTAATATGATGTCAAAGGTGATGGGTATTAGCACAGAGGGTGATAATTCTGATTCTAAAACATCTACACTTGCCAGAGTAAAGATTATTCATGCCCCTATTATGGGTATAAAAACCATTGATGGTGAAGAGACAGAGACAGTGGTAGTCAAAGCTGGCTCTTATTCTGTTCAGATGCCTGATGATAAGATTATCTACGCACCTAAACTATCAATACGCCCTTTTATGCAGAGGTTTATGTATAAGAGGTATGTGCAATCTACTGATACAGATACACCAGGATATTTTGTCAAGACTACGATGGCAGATAATTTAAATGGTGACTTAAAAGACACAGTGGGTGGCTTTAACTGTGGTAAGCCCGCAGGATATATCAAAGACTTTAAAGCATTGAGTGAGGATATGCAAAAGACGATTAAGACAATTAAACGTGTCAGAGTCATCTTTGGCCTCGCTACACTTGATAAGCCTGTTGATGAAGAGGGCAAGAAACTAAACGAGCCTTATGAAAACATTCCTGTTATCTTTGAAGTGGACAACAGGACTAGCTTTAAAACTTCTGGTGAGCCTTTTAACATCTTAGCTAAACGTAAGCATCTTCCTATTCAGCATTCAATTGACTTCAAGACAGAAGCACAAGAGATTGCTACAGGAGCTAAGTATTATACCGTTGTTGCTACTTTAAATGGTAAAGCGTTAGATGTTAATCCTGAAGATGCTGAAACACTACAGTCTTTTGTCGATTGGGTTGAGAACTATAACTCCTATGTTATTACAAGCTACGATGAAAAACGTGGCAGTAACATGACTGAAGACGATATTGATTTAGTCGATGCCTTTTTAGAAGATGAGGTAGCCTAAATGAATCATCCTGTTGAACTGTTGATGCAAGCATATCTAAAAGATATCGTTGGTCACAAAACTAAAATGAGTAGCGAGGTTATTGAAACAGTTGTCAATGACATTAGAGATGCTTTACATCGACAGTTTGCAGGAGAAGCACGACAAGAGTTTAGGTTACGTCCTTCAAACTTAGGTAGACCCAAATGTCAACTGTGGTTCGATAAGAACAAACCTAGTGAGACATCTGAGTTGCCCTCTAACTTTGTCATTAATATGTTTTTAGGTGATGTAGTTGAATCTATTTTCAAAGGCATACTAAGAGCTATGAAAGTAGAGTTTGAAGATAATGGTAAGATTGATATTGATATTGAGGGTCAAAACATTAGTGGTGAGTATGACTTAATATTAAATGGTAAGGTCGATGATGTTAAGTCAGCATCTAACTGGTCATACAAAAACAAGTTCGCTAACTACGAATCGTTAAGAAGCAATGATTCTTTTGGCTACATACCACAATTAGCAGTATATGCTGAAGGTACAGGAGCTAAAGTAGGTGGTTGGTGGGTCATCAATAAATCAAATGGTGATTTTAAATATGTGTCTGCATCTGAGATGGACAGAAAAGAAGTTATGAAAAGTGTCAAGGACACAATTAATTATATAAATAATGATGAACCATTTGAAAGATGTTTTGAACCTGAACCTGAAACGTATCGCAATAAACCATCAGGCAATCTAAAGTTACCTAAAGAGTGTCACTTCTGCAAATATAAGCTAGACTGTTGGGAAAACATACAGGAGTTACCTTCTAAAGTGTCTCAAGCCAAAGAGCCACCAATGGTTGAGTATTTACACGTAGCATGAAAAGGAGAAGACACAACAAAAGAAAGTATCGTAGTGGACTTGAGGAGCAAGTTGCTAAATTTATAAAGGAGCATGAGTCTTGTGTTCGCTACGAAGAGTTTAAGATTAAATGGACAGACGTGCGTTTTAGAGTGTACACACCTGACTTTGTATTAGATAATGGCATTATCATAGAAACGAAAGGTCTGTTTACGAGTGAAGATCGCAGAAAACATATTGAGGTAAAAAAGCAACATCCTGAATTAGATATTCGATTTGTCTTTACAAATGAAAGAAGTAAACTATATAAAGGTAGTAAGACAACTTATGGTATGTGGTGCGAAAAGAATGATTTTAAATATGCAACAAGGGTTATCCCTATTAAATGGTTAAAGGAGAAGAGATGCAAATAGGCTTAGATGACTTTGCTTTAGTTTTATCTTGTAAAGATGACAATGAGGGCAAATGGACAGGTGATGTTGATATTCATATGTACTACTCTGCTGACAACAAGTACGACACAGCAACTAGAGAAATGATTGTCAATATGATGTCGCTTATGAGTACGTGCGTAACATTAATGGAAACAGACGAAAAGTTCTTACAGCTTGTATATAATGAACGTAAAAAATTAGAAGCTAATAAAGTTGGGAATGAGTTACGTAAACAAGATAAACTAGAAAAGAAAGTAAAGAGAGATCCTAAGATTATATCGAAAGAAGGAAATGTAATCAAAATTAATTGGGGTGCAGTATGACAGAATTATTTAAAGATAAAGAAATATTTTCAGGTGAATATGGTATTCAAGAGGATGCCGTAAATCATCCTAGTCATTATGCTAGTGGATCTATTGAGTGCATAGATGCTATGGAAGCAATGATTGATCAAGGCCGAAACACTAAAGTTAATGTTAGTGGACACGTATATTACTTATGGCAAGTCATATTTAAATACATATGGAGATGGCCTTTTAAAGATAAGCCTGTAGAAGATTTAAGAAAAGCTAGATTTTATCTAGATAGAATGATTGAGAAAGTGGAAAAAGAAAGTGAAAGTTAAAGTATTTTTAATGCTTGACATTGACGAAGAAGAGAATATACTGCCTGTAGATGAAGATACAGAAGAA